CAAGCTGGATTGCTCGGTGGATTGCAAGCAGAACAAGCTGCAAGATTAGGTCAACTTGGACAGATTGGATTACAACAACAAGCTCTACAACAAGCAGCGTTGGATGTTCCGTATCTAGAGTTCCAAAGAGCTTTGGGTTATGGGCCTCAACAGATTGGTTTATTAGGTCAAGCTCTTTCTCCAACTACTGCTGGTCAAAAGCAAAAACAAGAGGTTAAGGCTGGAGACATACTAGGGTCTGCTGCTCAACTTGCTGGAGCTGGATTAATGGGAGGAGCTTTTAGTGCGGGTGGTGTTTTTGCATCAGACGAAAGATTAAAGGACAACATAGAATATATTGGTAAGTCTAAAGATGGTCACAAAATATATACTTGGGAATGGAACGACATTGCTAAAAAGCTAGGAGTTGACACACCAACAATCGGTGTTCTTGCTCAAGAAGTAATGAAGTATATGCCTGAAGCTGTCATGAAAGACGAGAACGGATATTACAGAGTTAATTACGGAGTTTTATAAATGGCAATAAACTCATTAGTAAATATGCAACAGATGTTTGGATCACCAACGCCTGATCCTTATGGTGTAACACAAAGACTACAAACCGGCTTAGGTCAACAGCGAGCACAAATATCTAGTAACATTGCACAAGATAATGCAAATAAAATATCAGAAAAATCAGACAAAAATTATCAATTAGGCTTAATGTTATACGCATTGGGTGGTGCATTGAGAGGTGATAAGAACTTTGTTGAAAACACAATACAACTTCAACAAATGCGAAAAAGCGAAAAAAAAGAAGAAGAAAAAGAAAAAGCTTGGGAGAAAGCTCTTAAAAACTTAGAGGGAAGAGTAGACCCAAGCTTAATGCAATTAGCAGAAGTGGTTGGTTATGAAGAAGGAGCTACTTTGGTTGCAAAAGGTTTAGAAGATCAAAAACCATTTGAAGGTACTGGATTAACTAATCAATATTTAAATATATTAGAAGAAGGTAAAAATAATCCAGATCTTAGAAGATCTACTCAATATAAAGTTGCTTACAACGCTTTGACAACCCCAAAAACAGAAACTTATCTTAATGAGTTTGGGCAACAAGTAAGAAGAGAAATTCCTTCTGTAGCTCAACCAGGTGTGTATCCACCACCAATAAGTTTTGATACACCACCAGCAGAACCAGATGCTATTCCAAAACCAACTGATGAAGATACAGTTTTACAAATTTCACCAGAAAGAAGAAAAGAATTACAAACACAACTTGATACTTCACAAAGCGTTTTAGAAAGATTAGATAGCCTTGACAGGGTTATTGAAGAATACGACCCAGGTGTCTTTACTCTTGGAACAGAAAGAGCAATAGTTGGCGGCTCTTATAACGATTTACTGTTGGTATTGAAAGATTACGCAAGACTTGGTGTTTTAGCTGGGCCAGATTTAGATTTATTAAATAATTGGGTGGGCGATCCAATGGGTATTTACCAAAATATTTTTGTAGGAGGGGCTGAAGGCACAAAAGAACAAACAGCTCAACTAAGGGCTGCAATACGTAGAGGAGAAGAAAAGCTTAAAAAACAAATGGGTTTAGCAGTAGAAACACCGCAAGGCACAAAAACACAACAAAATGTTTATCTTAATGGTAGACAATTAATTCTTAATAGCGAGGGTACTGGTTGGATTTATAAAGATACAGGTGAGCCAGCACAATAAATTATGGCAGAACAAACACTTCCACCATTACCACAAGGAGCAACAACCACACCCCCACTTCCATCTGGTACTTTAAATTTTGAAAGTTTAGATAAAAAAACAGGTGCTCCAAAAAAAATAAGAGCAACTGTTTCTGCATATAAAAAACCAGAAGATAAATTAAATCTTATTAAAAAATATTATCCAGATGCTATACCTTTTGGCTCTGATAATTATGTATTTACCAATCCAAAAACAAAAAGACCTACTTTGTTTAATCCTGGTGGATTTGATGTTGGAGATGTTTTTGAATATGGAAGAATAGGTGCTGAATTAATAGGAGCTGGTTTTGGTGGTGTAGCTGGTGGTGTTGCAACAACACCTACTGTTGCCGGAATTCCTTTAGGGGTAGCTGGAGGAGCTGCTACTGGTTCTGTTGTTGCGGGAGAAACTTACGATGCAGCTTTAAGATATTTTTTTGGAGAAGGTGCAGAAGATGAAAGAACTTTAGGAGAATATGCTGGAGATGTAGCCCTACAAGGAACTATAGAGGCATTATCGCCATTTCCAATTGCTAAGGGTACAGAAGTGTTAAGAAAAGCAGCAAAAGAAGTTTTTACTGACCCTAGTGCTAAAGCAATGTATCAATCGGCAAAAAATTTAGATTTAAAAGATCTACCACTTGGAGTTGTAACAGGGCCTAAAGTTGCAAGAACTGAAGGTGGATTATCTCAAACGGTGGGTGGTTCTGCTGTAGTTAAATCGTATGCAGAATCTTTAGATCAATTAAATACAGCTATATCAAATTTAACTGATACAGGTAGAGAACTTTCAGAAGAAAAAGCTGGAGATATTATATTAGATGCTTCATTAAAATTTGAAGATGCTTGGAAAACACAAACAAGCGATTTATACAATTCTTTGACAGCTCAAATGCCTTTTAATAAACGCTTTAATTTGCCAAATACTAAAAAAGCAATGAATGAAAATCTTGCTCGTTTTACAGAACCAGGGTTATCAGAATTGTTTGGCCCCACTATGTCTAGCAAGTTAATTAATATTTTTCCAGACCCAGCAAAACCACAATTAAGATATGTTGATATCGCAAACTTAAGAACTGAAATAGGCAAAAGATTAAAAGGAACTTTTGTTGTAGGAACATCTCCAGAAGTAGGAGAGATGAAAAGTTTATATGGCGCATTAACAGATGATATGTATAACTCAGCAAAACAAATGGGTGGAGATGTTTTTGCAACCGCTAAAATTGCAAATGATACTTATAAACAAGGAAAAGAAATTATAGATAAACAGATATTACCTATAACCACACAAGCTAAAAAAGATTTTATACCTTCAGAAAAAATTTATACTAAATTGCAAACCAATTTAAAAACAGAACCAAGTAGAGCAAATCAATTTTTAGGAAATGTATTTAATAAAAGTTTAGGAAATGAAGACCAATTAAAATTATTGGGTGAAAAACAGTTTTATGAATTAACAAGAGATGCAGCTGGTGATTTTAGTCCTAGCAAAACAATTACTGGTTTAAATAAATTAAAATCTAAAACAGGGGAATTGCCAGCAACAATACAACAACTTGGATCAAAAGTAGATGATGTAGAACAACTATCACAAGGTTTTAAAAATGCTAATAAATTTGTTAATTTTTCAAATACTGGATATGCAAATGCTATAAGAGAATTTACCACAGCTTTAGGCTTGGGGGGTGCTGGTGGATTTTTAACTGGTGATATAGCTACAGGAGCTGGACTTGCTTTAAGTACTTATATGACACCAAAAATACTTTCTACTGCTTTAACAAATCCAGTTACTAAAGCTTCATTTAAAAACTGGGCTGTAAGAGGAGATTTACCTTTAGATGCAAAAGTTTCTGTATTAACAGCCATAGGATTAAGTGGGCCACAAGCTCAATCTCTAATAGAGGAACAATATAAAGAATAAACCATGTCGAGAACCACAGAGAGGGTTGGTCGTTCAGGTGAATATTTCGTAGCAGCACTTCTCTCTCAAATCTCAGATACCGTACTTATCGTTCCTCACTCAGCAGAAGCTGACGTACTGTTTCAATACAACAACACACTTTACAAAGTCCAAGTCAAAACCAAAACAAAGATAGAAAAGCACAGAGCAAACTGGCGGTTTGATATGCGTAGAGGATCTCACACTAAGAACCGTAGTTACGAGAACGGTGCAATAGACATCTTTGCCTTTGTCTCACTAGAACACATGAACGTGGTATTTCGTAAAGCAGACGATACCCACAGCGTTACGATTAAAGACGAAGAAATGAAAAATAACAAACCTATAGAAAACGTCTTACAACTACTTGGATCTTTAAACTAAGCACCAATACGCACCAATAAAGTCCCAAATACCCCTGAAACATTAGTGAATATACGGTTACGAAAAAAGTAGACAGATTAGGAATAAGTGTGTAATATGTTCATTGTAGTTAATTAAAACACACTTTAGTTCACTACAATGTTAATAACAACGGAGAGAAAAATGACATATAAAATTAGACTTAACCCAAAAGCAGTTGTAAAAAAATCAAATTGCTTGAAGTTTAAAATTTCACTAGAAGAATTAATAGAAACAGGCAATCAATGGCTGTTCTGGTATCTAACTGAATTATCAGTTGATCAGTTACTTAATTTTAAAACAAACAAAACCTACACTATTCAACCTCATTCAATGAACACATGGTGGATAAAAATTGAAAAACAGGAGGCGGCATAGGCCGCTTCAGCAACGGAGAGAAAAATGAAAGACATGAGAAGAAAACGATTCCCACAGTTACATAACTTCTTATATCAAATGGCTTACTGTTTATTGATGTTAGGATTTATGTTCTTATTTCTTTTTCAATTAGGGGCTTAACATGGAAACTATAACGAGAGATAAGCAAGTTCGTGGCTTACATCTCAGAGAGTTCCAATACAGCAAATCTTTTTACTTGGATTACACAATAGATGGTAAAAGACGAAAGGTTAAGCTTGGCGAACTCACTGATAACTTTGGATGGAATGAGGCACGATACAAAGCGATAGAAACACGCAGTCAACCACAAGACCAACCAAAGCCACAGAAACTTAATATAAGCGATGTTTGGTCATTATGGAGGTCGGACATAGGTTTACAAAAAAAGTCTCATAAACACGACTTACAGATGTATAACGGGGTTATTTATCCATACTTTAAAGATAAGGATATTAGAACCATAAAATACTCTGATTTGAGATCCTTACATACTGACCTTACTAACAACAATGGTGCTTATCGTGCTAATGCAATTTTGCGTTTATTAAGAACATTATTTAACTACATGGAATCCGTTGGCGAGCTAACTCCAAACCCATTCCCCAAGAAGTTTCGCATGAACAAGGAGAACAAAAGAGTGCGTTACTTATCAAAAGAGGAGTTAGCTCGTTTAACAAACGTATTAAATGAACAAGCACCATTTAAACCCAAACACACAACTTTAATTTGGTTGTTGTTGTTTACTGGTGCGAGGATTGGTGAGTTGTTAAAAGCCAACTGGTCTGACTTGGAGGACAATGTTATAACACTTACAGAGCACAAGACAGATCACAAAGGCGAAGATCGTAAAATCTTTTTATCTAATCAGGCCATGCAGTTGATAAACAATCTGCCCAGAGATGGTGAAAAGATAATAGGTTTTACATCATCACCGCAAAGGTGGTGGAAGCGAATATTAAAAGAAGCAGAAATTTTTAATTTCCGCTTCCATGATTTGAGACACACCTTTAGTAGCCAAATGGTAAGCAACGGATTTACTTTAGAAGAAGTTGCCGGACTGTTGGGTCATTCCAGTACAGAAACTACAAAGCGTTACGCACATCTAATGCAAGATGCTAACCAACAAAACGCACAAAAGAATTCAGATAACATTAGCAAAATGATTATGGGAGGTGTGCAATGACTGAATTTAAAGATGCAGTAGAAAAGCAAAAAGGTTTGCAAGCTTATGAAGAGTGGGCAGAGCAAATACGCTACATACACTCTGATGGTTGGGATAATACCAGAACTGTCGTTTACAACGATGGGACTAGAAAACTTTACAATATAAAAACAAATCAGTTAATCTACGAAAAACCCAGAAACAAACGCAGAAGAGATTTAATTAACTCTAATGCTTTTTCTAGGTTTTTAGAAAAGATTGGCTTTTATGGAGAGAAAAATGAAACAGGAACTTGAACGTATACACAAAAGGTTGGATGAATTCTTAGCGCATACTGATGCTACAAACGTACCAGTAGATCAAATTGAATACGCTAGGGTAATTGGTGAAGCAAAGGATCGCTTAGGCGATGTAATACTGGAGATGAAAAATGGGTAAATACAAAGTAATGGTTATAGCCAATTCGTTAAACGATATTTTAACAGTACACAGCTTGGTTAAAGATCTACAAGAAGGCAAAGAAGTTCTGTTAAAAGATGGTTATTGTTTAGAAAAAGACATTACCATTGGTTTAAATATAGAGAAAGCGACATGATAAGTAAGAATTATAATTATTCTTTCTATTATAAATCTGACTTATATGATGAAGAAGTTAGATATAGATGGAAGAAAGAATACGAACATGAAGCTAACCATCATAAAACTTACAAGCCCAAGCTAAGTCATTTGGAAATCATTAGCGAAGTTCCAAAAGAACTAAGAGCTGAGATAAGAAAGGAAATCTACGAAGATATTATGCAAGCAGAGCACTAGATAATAGTGCTTCTGTGTCCATTGACAGCAAATATCTGCTTGGCTGTTTCGAAATCGATACCGTACTCCTCAGCGAGTGCGGTTATCTTTTGTCTTGAAGTATGCTTCTTCCAGTTTTCAATATTAATTAATTTTCTAACTGTCGTTGGATACTCTTGCCAATGTGTGATTTGCTCTTGCGTTCTGCCACAGTATTTGCATTGGTTACTACCACCAAACGACGTACTGCCACACAGATTAACGCAAGGGTTATCTGCCAATGAAGTTGTATAGCCTTTGTGCATACTCATTTGTTTAAATGTGCTCATCTATACCTCCTTTTCTATTTGAAGTTCAAGTTCTAGGTAATGTATTGCTTTTTGTATATCTTCTTTTGCAGAACCTTTATTACCGGCTCGCAAGATATATTTAATTGCATTGGATTTGCACCAGGACAAATCTAATTTTTGTATTAGTTCTGCTGGTTGTACAGTTTGTTTAGTGTAGTGATCCCCTCCAACTTGGACATCCGTTGGTTTTTTGTCTCCCCACTCTGAAAGCGATCTGCCTTCTGTAATGTCATTCACTTTTTTGTTCATGTTCATTTTCATTCACAAACACTATTGCATTATCCTTACTTTTATAATTAGATACAACAGACTTTTGTTTTATTCTTTTCATAATAATTAATTTCTAGTAATTATTAATAATTTATTGACATTACAGATTATGCCACTAGGATATGCAAACAAACTTCTTAGGAGAAGACATGGAAGAAGATAAATACATAACAAGAGGAGAAGCAGCAAATTTGTTAGGTATCAGTAAAGGAACTTTAAGCAATTGGAAGTTAGCAAAGAAAGGGCCACCATTCTATAAAAGAGAAGATACCAAACGAGTTTTTTATAAGCTATCCGATGTTGAAGAATACAGAAGTAGAAATCTTAAACTGTACCAACCGTAGATAAAGGAGTTAAAGGAGAGAGAGTTGAGTCATAGTGTAATAAGCCCATCATCTTACGAGCGTTGGTATAACTGCCCCGCTTCTGTTTACCTTACCAGTATTTCAGAAGAACAACCTGTCAACGTGGCAGCTTTGCGAGGAACAATAAACCACGAGGCAGCTGAATCGTTTTTATACGGTAGAAGTAAGCCAGAAGATTTTTTAGGGACAGTACACAAAGTCTACGGTCATAAAATTATTATTGAACAAGAAGACTTAGACATCATACAAACTTACACAGATTACATACAGAAACGCTTAGAAGAAACGGGCGGTGAACTGTATTTAGAGCGCAAGTACAAATCAAGCGATGAAATACATCCTGAATTATTTGGTACTGCGGATGCAACAATCATTTATGGCAACAACATAGAAGTTATAGATCTTAAGACAGGTAAATGGAAGGTAGAACCTGACAGTTACCAACTGAGAATCTATATGCTCTTGTGCCTTGAAGAGTTTGGATCGGAAAAAACTGAAGATGTAATAACTACGATAGTACAACCTAAAGTTAATCCTAAGATTAGTTCAAAGAAACACGATCTAATGGATTTATTACATTGGGGTCTTAACGATCTAAAAGAAGCAGCACATCGCTGTTTTGAACCCGAACCTGAACCTTGTGCTGGCGATTGGTGTCGCTTTTGTCCAGCAAAAGAGTTTGTGTGTCCAATATATAACAACGGAGTCAATAATGAATGATGAAGTGAAACAAGAAAATGCAGAAGAAGAATACGTTCAGTTTGGAGATGGGCCTAAATTATTTGTATCTGACATGTCAGACGAAGCTAGGCAAATCTTTGAAGAGCGTAAAATTTTTGTGCAAAACAAAGAGGCGTTAGTTGCACAAGCTAACGTAGAAATTAGAAGAGTTGATTACTCTATTATCGGTTGTGAGGTTACTTTAAAAAACCTCTTAGATAGTGAAACCGAAGATAGCGTAATTGAAGTTGAAGAATAGGAGAGATTATGGCTTTTAAATTAAGCGATATAAAAAAGAAGATTGAGAAAAAAGCACCTCGTATCTTGATACATGCTACAGCCGGTATAGGTAAAACTACATTAGCAGCATCAATACCTGGTGTAATCTTCATACAAACCGAAGATGGTTTAGCTGGAGTGAGTGATGTACCTCATTTCCCTTTGGCTAAATCTTATGACGATGTTATGTCAGCTCTGCATGAGTTAGCTAACAATGAGACTGAATTTAAAGCCTTGGCAGTGGATTCAGTTGACTGGTTAGAGAGCCTCATCTGGGCAAAGGTTTGTGAGAATGAAAAGGTAGATTCCATAGACAACATTGCTTATGGCAAGGGCTACAAGTTAGCCATATTGTTGTGGGAAAAATACATTGATTATCTCAATCAACTTAGAAACGAAAAGAACATGATTATCATGCAATTGGCTCATACGAGTATCAAAACTTTTTATCCACCTGACGGTGAAAGTTATGATCGTTATGAGATTGCTTTGCACAAGTCAGCTTCAGCGAAGCTACAAGAGCATAGCGATATTGTTTTGTTTGGTAACTATGATGTGAACCTGGTGAAGTCTCAAGGCAAGATGGGCAAGCAAGAAAAGCGAGCTGTATCTAGTGGCGAGAGAAAACTATGGACACAAGAAAAGCCAGCATGGTTGGCTAAAAATAGATATGGCATGGAAGAGTGCATAGACTTCTCTTTCCAAGCCATTGTTGATGCAATGAAAAAAGGAGATGGAAAATGAGTGATGTAAAAGATTACTTTGAAGGTGGATTGACCACCGAAGGTTTGGAAAAAAAGACCTATGATAGTGGGCCTGTCCCAGAGGGTAAGTATGAAGGCAAGATTGTAAATGCATCTGCCGAAATCAATCCCGATTCATGGTCTGATGGTGAACATCTTAAACTTGAGTTTGAGATAACTAGCGAATCTAGTAAAGGCAGACACTTGTGGAAAACAATTACTTTAGTTGACGAAGATCCAAAACGTGTTGAATGGGGTAAAGAAAGTATCATGCTTTTGATGAGCGCAGCCGGTGTCGGTTCTCTTACTACCTTTGACCAATTGATAGGCAAAGTGGTTGGTTTTACTGTTGAAGTTAATGAAAACGGTTATAACAACGTAAAGTACTGGAGTGTGGCAAGGGGTGAATCACCAAAATCCGAAAAACCGGTAGAAAATGACTCTGATAAGAACCCTTGGGACTAATCAGAGACACCAGACCGTCAGCTTGTGGCATCTGCTTTCGTGGATGCCGAGGGCTGATTTATAAAGACCCAAAAGATGAAAACGCAAAAGCAATAGGAGCATGTAGTATGGAACACTTAGAACTACTAAAAGAAGGAGAGCGAGGAGAATTGCAAACAAATCAAGCATATATAGTCCATGACGATTGTAAGGACTATGCGATTGAGCAAGCTAAACCTTTTATAAAAGAACACGGCCCACACCTTAACAAGTGGGATAAACAAACAGTCTCTAAATTTATTTCTTTAATAATTAAGGCTTACAAAACAAAAGAAAACCAAGTACCGTTTTAAATGAAAGACGTAGAAGATTACTTTAAAGGTGGTCTTAGTCTTTCTGAAAATATTAGTTTTCCGAACACAGGCAACGACATCGTTGACTTAGTTCGGGAGATGAATAGCAACGGACTGCGAGTAGACTACATAGACACAACGGGTGAACTACAGCGAGTGCCTGTAATTAATACCGTTGGATCAAGGGGAGACAGATCAGGAGAGCGTTCTGGTTATTACGTTTTTAATCAAACCAATGAGCTAATGGTTTGTGTTTACGGTAACTGGAGAGCGAATCTAAACTGGAAATGGTCTAATAAAGCTGTATCAAGGCTCACACCATCACAGCAAGCTGAACTGTCCCGACAAGTGCAAATGGCTAATGAAAGGGCCAAAGCCAATCGTAAGGAAAGGCAACAAGAGGTAGCCAAAGAATGTACTGAAAGATTTGATAAAGGACATGAGCTTGTCAAGGAACATAAATATTTAGTCTCCAAAAAAATAAAAAATATAGGGTTAAAAGTAAACAACAGAAATGAGCTGTTGATTCCGATTCGCAGTATATCAGGAGACATCATTTCATTACAGACAATTTCACCAACTGGCACGAAAAAGTTTGCTAGTTGTAGCAAAGTTAAGGGTGGTTTGTTTCTTATCAACTGCGATCACAACTCTTTAGCTAACTTGCAAGAACTTTATATTGCCGAAGGCTATGCAACCGCAGTCAGTATTGCTGAAGCTACCGATAAACCAGTAGCGGTAGTCTTTGCAGCTCCATTTGCTATGGAGGCTTGCACAGAGCTTAGAAAGGTTACACAGGCTAAGTTAATCATGGCATTGGATAACGACAGCAACGGTGTAGGGCAGAAATGCGCTAACGAGGTCGCACAATCCGTAGGCAACACCGTAACACGCATACCGCCAGAGAAAGGCGATTGGAATGATGCTTACTTAGCACATGGTTTAGAACATATTAAGAATGAATTAGAACAGAGGGCTGTCATAGGTATCCGTCAGTTTGCAGTTCGTGATCTCTCCTCCTCTCCTCCAGATCGTGAATGGTTAATAGACGGTTTAATTCCTATGGCAGTTCCTGGCATGTTAGCAGCGGTGGGTGGTATCGGTAAGAGTATGGAGATGCTCAAACTAGCAATGGCTTGCATAAGTGGTGGAATGTGGATGGGTAAACAGGTTACACAGCGAGGGAATGTTGTTTATATCGGAGCTGAAGATGATAGAAATGAGCTGTGGAGGCGTTTAACCATTGTAGATCCTGATAACACAAGGAAAGATGCACTCAATGATTTGTATTGTGTGACTGTTCCTGACCTACCACAACCAATTACGTTGGTTAAAGAAGACAACAATGGATTAGGGCTTACACCGTTCGCACTTGAGTTATTAGAAGAAATAAAGTCCTACAATCCGGTATTGGTCGTATTTGACCCTCTACAAGCGATGATAAGCGCTCCAGTTAACTCCAATGAGGTGGGACAAGTCTGGGGGCAGTTTTGTGCCTCTATGGCTTCTAAATTAGCTTGTAGCGTTATATCTGTGCATCACATGAGTAAGATTGCTTTAGGTAGATCTGATGACACATTTAGTTATCGAAGCAGCATCAGAGGGGCCTCATCATTAACCGATTCAGTTAGGTGGGCTGCAATTATGCATCATGCACCTGAAAAAGAAGCGCAGTTTGTGTGTGCTAGATATGGAGTTGATTACGATCCAAACAGATTGGTACGTTTTGCTATGGTTAAATCCAATTCGCAAACGGACATGAGAACCAAAACTTTGTTTAGACGAGATGCAGTTTTGGAGTTATTAGAAGAAACTCGCAATGAATTTGTGAGTGGTAATCCCTGGGAGGAAGAATGAGCAAAGGTAGCGAATACAGACCATACAATAAAAAGAAATTTGACCAAGAATATGATCGAATATTTAAGAAGAAAGAACCCGAAAAGAAGGATAAGAAGCATTAGTTTAATGCACAATCCTTGTCGATTGATGCACAAGAAATGTGATTTAATGCACAAGGATTGTGCTTATATCCTATTAACTACTTATACTACATTATGCCTTGCTCCCGCCGTAGGCGGGGAGCAAGCATAGCGAGGGCGAATATGGAGTATAAGTGGATGGTGTTTGGGGATATAGCGAGGGAGGAGAACTCTGCTTTGGTGAGTGTGGAGTGTGTAGCGAGGTACTCTGATTTTAGGGTGGTGAAGCGAGCGTTGTGGAAGGACTGGTTCAAAGCGAGGGTGGGGAGAACGGATTTAACAGCAGCGGACAAGTTGGTGCTCTGGGCGATGGTGGATCGATGGCGATTGGCGAGCTGGAGTGTGAGGGATAGTATTACTTACATAGCAAAGGCTACGGGGACTCATAGAAATACTGTGAAGAATAGTGTAGATAGATTAATAGAAAAGAATATAATAGTTTACACAGCGGAAGATGCGTTGAGGAGACCAAAGGCGGGAGAACGTACACATTTTCTGTTGGTTGGTTTAGGATATGTGTTAATTAATGGAGATAACTACAAAGAAAATGACTGAAAAGAAGCCTAAACGTGCTGGAAGAAAGCGTATTAACTTGGATTTAGAGCAAGTTGAGCAATTAGCAGCTCAAGGTCTTGGAACGACTCAGATTGCCCGTGCTATGGGGGTTTCGTGGAATACCATAGATCGCAGTCGTAAGCGTTCAGGTGATTTTGAAGATGCTTTAAAAAGGGGACAAGCAAAAGGATTGGCAGAGATAACCAATTCTCTTTTCTCTTCAGCTCAAAGCGGAAACGTGACCGCACAGATTTTTTACCTCAAGAACCGAGATACCCAGAACTGGCAAGACCGAGTTGAAACCAATCACACACTTTCCATAGGATCTGCATTGGATAATGCAAGGTTACGCACCAGTAATGCACCAGCGAATATTATCGAAGGCGAGAAAGTGCCTGATGTAAGGCTTTCCGCATTTCGACAGACAGATAAAAAATCAGACGATCCCCAAAAAGACGAATGAAACATTGTCACCCATCTCCCTTAGATGTTTCTGGTTGTAAAATGTCTTTCCTCTATCTCTCCAGAGTTTTAAATTTTGCAACCACCCCCCCCAATTTTTGTCGGCGGGGGCTAAGATTTTGTAAGCTATGAACTAAATTTTTTATGAATTTCTACGAGTACCTTTTGAGAAACCAAAATCGTGATGATAAAACAGGAGACTTTGCTAAACATGTTATTGCCGACTGTAACTATCCATCTGACAAACCTTTCTTGGATCAACTCAAATACTTGGAAGAACAAGAAGCACCCCCCGCAGCTATTCTTTCCCTCGCAGACACCTATAAATCTTTTTTAAATAAAAAATGAAATACAGTCCAAAACAAGAAGAAGAATTAATGTCCGATATATGGACAGGCAACATTAAAGATAATCCACTAAACTTTGTTAGATACGTTTTCCCCTGGGGTCAAGAAGGCACCCCCCTCGAAGAGTTTACCGGCCCTCGCAAGTGGCAAGAAAAAATTTTAGTAGATTTAACAAACCACATACAAAAGAACGCTGGCAAGCTAGACCCCAATATGTTTCGCTTGGCAGTTGCATCAGGTCGTGGAATAGGTAAGTCTGCTTTAGTCGCATGGATTATATTATGGATGTTATCCACTCGCCTTGGATCAACGGTTATCGTAACTGCCAACACCGAACAACAGCTACGCTCAAGAACATGGGCGGAACTCGGTAAGTGGCTGACCCTCGCTATCAACGGACATTGGTTTCACAAGACCGCTACTACGCTCAAACCCGTAGATTGGTTTGAAGCAAGCTTGAAAAAGGATCTACAAATAGATACAGGATACTATTACGGACAAGCGCAACTCTGGTCGGAAGAAAACCCCGATGCGTTTGCCGGAGTACACAGTAACTATGGCGTTTGCTTAATTATGGATGAGGCTTCAGGTATACCAGCACCTATCTATTCGGTAGCTGAAGGTTTCTTCTCAGAACCTACCGAAAATCGTTTCTGGTTTACCTTTTCCAACCCCAGAAGAAATACCGGCCCTTTCTATGATAGCTTCCACAGCTCCAAAGCTTTTTGGAATACCGAGCAGATAGACTCTCGTAATGTTGAGGGAACGGATACCAAAGTGTTCCAACAGATGATTGAGCAATATGGCGAAGACTCTACGGTATCTAGGGTTGAGGTTATGGGCGAGTTTCCACAGTCGGATGACGATACTGTTATACCGTTGGATTTAGTCAGAGCAGCGATTGATAGAGACGTTGCGCTTACGACTGAGCAAGCGATTGTGTGGGGATTAGACGTGGCTCGCTTTGGTGGCGATAACTCTGCATTATGCAAACGCCAGGGAAATACGGTCTTAGATATAAAAACATTTAAGTCTATGGATCTTATGCAGTTGTGCGGTGCGGTCAAAGCGGAATACGACACCTCCACCTTTGAAAACAAACCACAAGAGATATTGGTTGACGTGATTGGTTTGGGTAGCGGAGTCGTGGATAGATTGGCAGAACAGAATTTACCTGTGCGTGGTGTGAATGTAGCCGAAGCACCGAGCACGAAAAAGAATTATTTAAACCTACGAGCAGAGCTTTGGTTTGCGATAAAGGATTGGTTGGCGCAGCGTGATTGCCGACTTCCTAATAATGACGAGCTTGCTTCGGAACTCGCTGCGCCTCAATACAAATATACATCATCTGGAAAAATTAAAATAGAAAGTAAAGACGAAATGCGTAAAAGAGGTATAAAATCTCCTGACAGAGCAGATGCATTGGCTTTGACGATGGCAAGCTCGGCTGCATCCTTTAGTGGCAGTCAGTCGTATATGGGTTATAATTTCAAAAAACCCTTGAAGTCAAGAATATTTAGAGTGGGATAATGGAAAATAATGTTCAGAATTTATTAAAACTATTAAATGAATATGAGTCAGTTCCTTTTGTTGATAGGGTTTTAAATCCACAACAATATCCAAAGCCCACAATATTTGACGATAGAGAAAATATGCAAACGCATTTTATGTCTGCTGCAAATGACAAAGAGGGAAATTGGTATGTGTTTCCAAAAATAATTTTTGAAGAAGGTAGATACAAAAAATTTGAAACAGAAGATGAAGCTTTAAGAAATGCTTTATCAACTGGTAATATAATCCCTTTTGGGAAGGA